CAGTTTCAATGGTTGCCGCCAACGGATCACCTGTAAAGGTTGCCAACTTGTTGCCTACAGCACCGCCAAAGAAGTATTCACCGCCGCGAAACAACTGGCTATCCAGAACTGTCGTCAAGCCGTCCAGTGTAGCCGACAGGTTGTTGAGGTTGTCCATTGTATAACCGCCGCTAAAAAAAGGAGCTACTAGGTTAGTTGTTACATTAACAAGCGACCATCTGTTCAGAACATAGTTAAATATCAAAAGCCTGTCACAGTCGCCGTTTGTGCTGTTAACGGACGGGTATGACCAGACAGCTATCTGGTTGAGTGGATCGACAGCGGCTGAAACATTGTCTTTGTAATTGTCATTAAAATCTTTTTCAAAAAATTTGTCTACTTTTTCATTTCCTATAGGTGTAGCTTTTTGGCCGTCAAATGCGTGAAAGCCATTGTCAGACAAGAAAAAAGTCAATGACCCATAATTGCATACAGACCCCGCCAGTTTGCAACCAATTTGTGATTCAACTCTGTCAAACTGCCAGATTAATGGTGGCCCTGTATATGTTGCACGGAATATGGCCCTCTCACAAAGAATGGTCGCATATTCACCACCCACAAGGCCCGTGATTGCGCCACTGTCTGGCAGGTCTTGAAAGTCGGCCTGATCCGTTCCAACAGTCCAACTATCAATAGAATTAAACGCTGACCATCTGGTTCTGAAGGGCACCCGTCCGCCACTGTCCTCAATATTAGCCGTCCAGATGAAGTCTCTGACAACGGCGATAAACTCAGCATTTGGAGGCGAACCCGCAAGGTTACTGAAAGCTGTGTCTGTAGACAAATTCCACTTTTGTATTTCTTCGCCTATTCCTCCTGCCACTAAAACATACTGACCGAACTGAGCAAACCGCCACCTTTCATTGCCAGTCAGATCATACGCTGGTGATCCTGCCTTGCTTACGTCTGTAAGGTTATTTGATGAAGGCGCGAATTTATATAATTTGCCACTGTCTCCAGCGAACAAAGCCACGTTGCCGTCATTGTCTTTTGCCGCATAAATACCGCGCAAGGTATTTGAAGCCGCGTTGCTATAGCTAATTAACTGCGGGAATGGCTTATAGCCGGACGCTGAAGGTATTACGTTTGTTGCTGTAACCACGCCAGCGTTCATGTGGTCCGGCTGGTCTGGTAGCCATTCGCCAAAAGGTATCATTGTCTCGCCCACGTTTCTGTGCCAGTTTGCACCTGTGTCCACACCTCAGAGCCTACGGTCACGTCTGTCCATACCTCTGAGCCTATTGTTGCACTTGTCCAATCTTCACCCAATACTTTTGGTGAAACACTGCCAGAAATAACTATTTCAGCAGTTGAAGCACCGTTGAAGGTCACTGTGATATTGCCCACTACAGTAGCCGCAATTTCAGCCGTGCCCGCCGCCAGTGTAACAAAGTTTGTTGCAGTTGTCCCTGTGATAGATATGCTGGCTGAGGCCGATGCAGGGCGAACCCGTGTCCCAACCATTGTTGCTGAACCAACAGCGTTTACCAAAGCCTCAAACGGGCGTACCCTTATAAAAGCCCCTGCAACCGTGTTTAAAACAGTTGCCGTGCCTGCCGCTGTCCTTATACGGGTTGAGCCTGTTGAGGCCGTCATGGACGCTGTAACAGCGGCTGAGACGGTCTTTAAACGGTCTGCCGCGCTTGTTGCTGTAACGGTTGTTGCCGAAGTGCCCTCAGCAATCTTAACCTCAAGGGCAAGAGCGTCTAACGTGCCGTAGTTCCAACTGTCCAGAACGCCCCAGCCGTCCATATGATCCAGCGCGACAGCGGTCCACGATACTTTGTCGCCAAGCGTGTCAAGCGTGGCGGTGTAGCTATCTAGGGTGCCGGTTATCCTGTCGAGGGGTGCTGTCGTTGACATATCTCACCTATGCGGCGGTGATGTCCATATCGCCGACTGCAATCTTTAATATGTCGCCGGTAGCAATTGTTTTTGAGGCTGTTAAGGCACCGTGTATTAACAAGTTCCCGCTGGACGAAGCATCAAAAATACCAAAGTGACTGATCGTGCCCCATGATCCTGTGGCGGCAGGAAACTCAACAGCGGCATTATTACTTGCCGTACCTGAAGAAGCCGCTCCGAAAGTTATGACTTTGCGAGTGTAACCAGAACCGCTTAGTTCTGTCCCGCTGTTATCATCATTAAATGAGCCTGTTGACAAGCCAACATACACTGCACTTGGCTTGGTGTATGCTGTCGTCCCAAGGACATGGTCGAGCACTTTTAGCTCTAGGTAATCACTCATTGCACTCATTTTAAGTCTCCGCTACTGCATTTTGTCGTGAATAAATACTTGTGATGTGCAACGATCCAGTTCCGTAATGAGCCCGCTGTTCATCAACCTTTACTTCCTCCAAGCCGCGTGAAAACTTCGCGTCATACTGTGCCGCTCTGCCCTCATCCAATAAATAGGCGTATGCCTCTGTCAGTGCGCCATATAGGTATAGGTCGGGGCTCCTCAGAAACAGTGTCGGTGTGCTTGTTGCGCTAATAGAATCCAATGTGCCTATGTAAACAATCTCAGCCGTGTAACCGTTATCAGGAATCGGACGAAGCTTTAATTCCTTCCCAATAATGCTGTATCCCTCTGGCCTGCCTTGGCCGTTTGAGGAATACTGCGTGTCCAGACCTGACGGGCTAAAGTATGACAGCACCTTTGTCGGCGATGTGTTCAGCTTTACCTCTCGAACTTCGCGCAGGTCAGTCGGTAAGGCAACATACTCATCATTTGCTGTAAGGGTCGCAGTGGCCCGCTTTTCCTGTTCGCGTGTCTCCAGTTCCCTGCTCATCCGTGCTTCTGCAAGCTGGATGAAGTTGGGTATCTGCGCTGTCAGGTCATCACGAGCCAAAAAGTTGGCTATCGCGTCCTTCAACTCCTGATAAGTACCTATGCTCATAATTTACCGCCGCCTGTTCTAAACGCTCTATTCTGAGAATCATTCAGCCACTGCTTCCACGCCTTAGGGTTGTCAGCAGGCTTGCCAAACTTCTGCACAAGTTCAGCATACAATATATTCGGTATTTCCGCCACATGGGCCATGTGCTTCTGTGTCCCGCGCATCTGACCAAACTTCCAGTCATCCGCCATGTGCTTGTTGATTTTAAGCAGATTGTCAAACTTTTGTGTCTGCTCAACATAAGATGACCCGTCACTTTCTTGGCGCAGGTTGATTTCCTTGCCAGTGGTCGGGTCTGAAATAAGATTTCTTTTCATGTGTTTCCCCTAGACTAGATGGGGCGGTTGCCCGCCCCACCTGTGGTTATTAGGAACCGTTGAGGTCCACGATCATTGCGTGGGCTTTTGGAGCCATCACTTTCAGTGACCATTCTGTGACCAGTTGCATTTTCTCTGCGTCACCTGTGCGGGCAATTTCGTTTTCTGCGAAATTACGTCCGTTCAGTGTGCAAAGTGATGCAAAGTCTGGGTCAATCAGGAAGATGCGGTCATTGCCGAGGAAGCGTGACGGTGCCACGTCCAAGGTGCCAAAGTCTGTCAAGAACACAGAAGTTGAGCCAACGTATGTTGTTGCCTTAGCCGCTGTCATGCTGACATCGTTGCTGACCAGATTGCCTGAAGCAGACAGGTCTGAGAAGTTCGCACGGTTGGTGGCGGATGCAACCAAGATTTTTGGATTGCCTCCATCGGACCATGCGTCCTGCATACCGTCCTCAATCAGAGCCAGTGTCAGTGCACGGTCTGAACCGCCTGTCACTGCGTCTGTGCCATCGCCTGTTGCAAAAGCACCAGAACCTCCACCGACTGAACCATTTGTGATCCAGCATGACAGTGAAGCTGACTTGCGAGGTGATGAAGCTGAACGTGCTACATCTGTGTCACCGATTGACTTTTCAATGTCACGGCGCAGTTCCAACGACTTTAAAACGCGCTGGTAACTTAGTTCGCGGTCACGACCTGCCTTATCTACGGCTTCCAGTGTGCCGGATACAGCCACGTCTTTCACGCTTATCTGATGGTAGTTACCGAACCGAACAGTAGCTGTTGGAGTTGCAAATGTAGCATCTGCACCTTCAGCAACGTGGTTGTTTGTTGCGGCGGCGGCCAATTCCTGAACTTGCCATTCAGTGAAAATGCCGTTTGAGGTTTCCTTCTTCAGTGCGCTGAAGATAGGTGTTTCATCGGGGTCAATCCGATAAATTACGTCTGCCAGTTGCTCGCGCTCACCGACAGCAGTTGCGGTAGTATGGGTTGCCATGATTTTATTCCCTTCTTAGCTTTTTCCCATTAAAAGATCGACAGCGGCATCTACAGACCTTTCTCTATTGAGGCGGTCCATCGCCTTTTGTCGTTGACGACTAACAACTTGAGCCTTTGTCTTTGGTTGCCCTGACTTAGCCATCTTGGGAGCCTTGGCCGCTTTCTTCTTCGCGGCGGGTTTCTTCTGCTGAAGATTATCCCACTGCCACGCCTTATAAAGCAGTTCGATTGCCCGTGCGTCTGACGCATTTGCAATCTCTTCTTCTGAGAAGCCAATCCGCCGCTGTGCGTACTCAATAACCTGCATTCGCTCATTGTTGCGAACTTCGTCATTTTGCCACTGCGGGATGCGGGTAAGCATCTCCTTCTTTTGTTCAGCAAGCCGATGTTTCATGGCCTGCTGGTGCTCCTGCACCTGCTGTTGGGCT